ACTAATCGCGGCTGAGCCCTCGGATAGCTCTACAGACCACTAAACATCATCCCTCATATTTCGGGGGATGCGATATTCGCGGGTTTACACCAACTGGATAACAAGTGGTGATGCTCGCCAAATACCCATTATTTCCACTTATATCGGCCCTAAAACAGCTAAGTCATTGAATTCATTGGATTCACTAATTCCAGTAATTACTATTACCGGAAATAGCGATCTGGCAATACCCATAAACCGGCAATAACGGCTTTTTGAAAGAGAGGGGGGTAGCACCCCTGTGAGCAGGAGCTAGGGGGTCGGCTCTGTATTACAGGAACCCTCCCTCCCATAAATTTATATTTTTTTTGGAATCACTATGCCCCAAAGCGTATTTCCCCCCGGCAGCAATGGAGCCCCTCATGGCAATCGCAATCAAAGCGCACAACGTCCTTGGAAGTCCGCTATCGAGCGAGCCCTATCTAAGAAGGGTAAGTGTGAGCAGGCAGAGGAACTTTACCTAATAGCCCGTGAGGTTGTTGAGGCGGCACAGGATAGAAACAGTGAACACTTCGCAATGGCAGTTAAAGAGGTTGGATTAAGACTAGATGGAAAACCAACTGAACACATCGCTATTACAGACGATACTGCCGAAAAACTTGTCGGAATATCCGCCGCTTTTGCTTCGCTTGTCGGAGTTGCCACAGGCGGAGAGATTATCGACGGAGAGATTGTTATGCCGGGTCGATCTTTACTTTCTTCTGAGGTACGCACTAAGACGGGAGGACATGGAAAGGGATTGGATATTCCATCGTTGCAGGGAGGTCCAGGAGGAACCCAATAACCATATTGATATCTGGTCACGAGAACACTACAAATCGACCATTATTACTTTTGGTAAGAACATTCAGGATATTCTCGCAAGTCATGGGGAAGACCCTTTACCTGAGTGGAAAGGACGAGAAGTCACTATTGGCATTTTCTCTTTTAACCGACCTTCTGCGAAAAAATTTCTACGCCAAATTAAAGTCGAGTTTGAAGATAACGAAAATTTAAAATTATTATTTCCTGATATTTTGTATCAAAACCCTAAGAAAGAATCTGGCAAGTGGTCAGAAGACGACGGGTTGATTGTTAGGCGTAAATCGAACCCTCGCGAAGCGACTGTTGAGGCTTCTGGTTTGGTTGATGGGCAGCCTACGGGAATGCACTATGTCATTAGGTCTTATGATGATGTTGTAACCCTAGAATCAGCTCGTTCTATTGAGATGATCAAGAAAACAACTCAGGCATGGGGATTAAGTCTCTCACTGGGTACTGAGGGTGGCGTAGAGCGTTATGCAGGCACTTTCTATGCTGACGGTGATACTTACTCCGACATTATAGAAAGAGGCGCAGCGGTCCCTAGAGTACATCCTGCGACCGAGGATGGAACGTCATCAGGAAAGCCTGTTTTATTTTCTCAAGAATATTTAGATAACAAAAAGTTTGCGGGTATTTATGACTTCTCTTGTCAGTACCTTTGCGACCCAATTCCCGATGAAAACGCTTACTTCACTGTTGAGGATTTCAAGTGGTACGACGAACCCCCTGAACATTTACGAAAGTACGGTGCGGGAGATTGTGCGCTAAGTGATGGTAAGGGCGATTTCACTGAGCTGGGGATAGCGGGCATTGATCCTAATGATGACCTTTATCTATTAGATTGGTGGTACGGCCAAAAGCCAATGGATGTATGGATAGATGCTCAGCTTGATTTAGCCGAAAAACATGGTCCGGTTAAGTGGGGCGCAGAAGCGGGAATGATACGCCGAGCATCAGAACCTTATTTGAATAAAAGAATGCGCGAACGCAAAGTCTATTTCACGATGGAATGGTTCCCCGCAATCGCAGACAAAGCAACCAACCTAAGATCATTTCAAGCCCGTGCCAAGCAGGGAAAAATCTACTTACCTAAAAACACATCATGGGCTGACGACTTAGTTGCCCAGCTATGTAGATTCCCCAAAAGTAAATATGACGACAAAGCGGATGTATGCGGATTGTTTGGAAGAATGATCGACGGAATGCATGGCGCGGTAGCTCCTTCGGCTCCTAAATTAAAGCTAGTCAGAGACGAGTATGGTTTTGATGAAGAGCCTGGTGGTGACTGGAAAACAGCATAGAGGATTTTATGGCAACCCCTAAAGAACAAGTCGAGCAGTTCTTAAATGATACTGATCTAGCGAGAAGGCTGTCCCAAAAGTGTCGGGATTACTACGACTCAAAACAGTGGACCGAAGAAGAAGCAAAAAAGCTAGAGTCTCGAAAGCAGGCCGCTATAGTTGTTAATAGAGTTCGGCCAAAAGTAGAGGGATTAGTGGGTCTTTATGATCTAAGAAAATCAGATCCAAAAGCCTTTCCTAGAACGTCAAAGCACGAAAAATCCTCACATGTAATTACTGACGCGCTTAGATTTGTTGTTGATAACAATAATTTCGACATTACCAGAATGGACGTTGCGGAGGATTTCTTTGTTGAGGGATATGGCGGTGTTTTCACCGGAGTAAAGAAGACCCCCCGGGGCGTTGAGATATTATTAGACCAAATCCCCTGGGATAGAATTTACTTCGACCCACATTCTCGTAAAAAGGATTTTAAAGACGCTCGCTTCATGGGCATGTGGCTGTGGATGGATGAAGATCAGGCTGTTGACACTTTTAACATCTCCAAGAAAAAAGCAGAGGAAATAATTGACGCTCCGGTTGACGGCGAAGAAACAAACGCCGATAGACCTCGATGGTACGACAACCAAGGCCGAAGACGTTTACGAATTGCGATGCACTTCCACATTAAAAAGGGAAAGTGGAAATTAACCGTCTTTTCTGGCGATACAATCATTAAAAAAGAGCAGGATTCACCTTTTCTTGATGAAGACAATATGCCGATGAACCCGATTGAGTTGGTTTCGTCAAATATCGACAGAGATAACAACAGATACGGTGAAGTGGCGGGGTTTATCTCCCAACAAGACGAAATCAACCACCGTAGAAGCAAGTTTTTACACTTAAACTCAACAAGACAGACTTTTGGCAACGCTACGGCGGTTACGGATGTTCAATCTGTTAAAAACGAGCTAAAGAAACCCGATGGACATATTCAGTTAGAAGCTAATGCAAAGCTAGGTGAAGATTTCGGAATCTTGCCTAACCAAGACATGAGTAATGCTCAGTTCAATCTTTACCTCGACGCCAAAAGCGAGCTAGACGCGACTTCTTTCAATGCCCAGTTAGCGGGCAACGGCGCACAAGGCGAATTATCCGGCAAAGCTATTGGAAAACTCCAGGCAGCGGGCACGATTGAACTAAACCGGCAGTATTCTCTCTTGAGAGGGTTTGAAAAGCGTGTTTATGAGCAAATCTGGTTCCGCATTAAGCAATTTTGGAATGATGAAAAATGGATTCGGGTCACTGACGATCAAGACGACCTTAGATGGGTTGGATTGAATGCGGAAGTCACAGCCCAAACTCTTCTGATGGAAAATATTGAAGACGATTCACTCCCATTACAAGCAAGGCAGCAATCAGAGCAAATTTTACAAGTGTTAATGGAGACTGAAAACCCTCGATTGAATGAAGTTGTTGAAACTCGCAACCCCACAGCGGAATTAGACGTTGATATCATTATTGACCAATCATTCGACGTTATAAATATCCAACAAGAGCAGTTCGAGCTCATCGCCACCTTCGCTCAGAAGGGAGATATTGACGTTATTGAACTTATCGAGCTTTCCCAGATTAGAGGAAAGGATGATTTGATCAAGAAACTCGAAAAGCGCAGAGCGGCACAAGCCCAAGCCGAGCAAGCCAACCAAGATCAACAGATGGAGATTGTTATGGCCGAGAAGGGCGCGAAAATCGAAAAAACTCAGGCTGAAACGAGGGAAATTGACTCCAAGGCTCTGAAAAACCAAATCACATCAATTACGCAACAACTTGAGAATCAGATGATTCAGGAAAACCCTGATCCTAATCCTCAAGTTGTTGTATAGCATCACCCGCCGTCGGGGTTTCGGACGATAAAGTGGTCGCCGCACATAGTCGGGCGTTAGGAAGGAAAGATGGATAGTGAAAACACTGATGTTTTTGACGAAGTTGAGGAAACGGCGCAAGTCGAGACTGATACCGAGACTGATGTAAACGAGGACGCGGAAACCGAAACGGCTGAAGTCGAATCAACAGAGGAAGCATCAACCTCTAAAAACGAAAGTAATGAAACTGCCGGACTCAGAAAGGCACTCCAAGCAGAAAGAAAAAAACGACAGGACGCGGAAGCAAAGGTTGAGCAGCAGGTAAAGGAGGTAATTCCTGACCCTGTAACTAACCCCGATGGATATAACAAATATATTCTAGGGAAAAGTGACGCTAACAGCCTGAAAAACAAAATTGAACTTTCCCAAGATTTAATGCGTGACGCACATGAAGACTACGAAGACTCTGAAAAGATTTTTCGTGGCTTGATTGCTGACGCTGACGGGAATATCACCGACAAAAAGTTGGTCGATCAGTTCAATGCCTCTCCCAATCCTGCGAAATTCGCTTACAACCACGCCAAAGAGCACGAAAAAGTTCTCGAAAGAACCTCGGACGATTACGAAGATAAAGTCCGTGCTGACGAGCGCAAGAAACTTTTGGCTGAACTTGAATCTAGCGGAATCTCTGCAACCGATTTGCCTAACTTTACTAATGCAACGGCATCCGGCCCTAACGCTGAATCTAAAGATAAGGATTCTGGCGACAGAGTAGATGCCTTCGATAATTAACGAGGCACTAAATGACTGCGAGTACAATTAGCGCGGGTAATAAAACAACCCGCTTTCAGAAAGAAATTCGTCGCGAGTATGTTCGTGACGGTATCTACGGCGATGCGATTGGCAACGATGTCAATTCCATCATTCAAACTAACAAGAACCTTAAAAAAATCTCCATTCCATTGGTCGGCAAGGTCGGCGGAGCGGGTGTTACTGGTTCGACACAGTTAAGCGGCAACGAACAAGCCCTTTCCAACTACGCTCAAACAATGCAGCCCACCTATTACAGGCAAGGCGTGTTGGTTGATAACGAAGAAAACGAACTGGCTGAATTTGATCTGTTTGAAGAGGCTCGTCCTGGTCTTATGGATTGGGCGATGGAACTCAAGCGCGATCAAATCACTCAGGCTCTAGGCGCAATCGAAGCTGGCGGTACTTATGCCAATTACGGCGGCACTGGTGGCGCTTATGGCGCTGTTGCGGCAACCGCAGGACAGATGGACACTTGGAATACAAACAACCCTGACCGCATCTTATACGGCGCTCTGATTAGCAACTATTCCGCTGGTGATCATACCGCTTCGCTCGGAACGATCGACACGACTAACGACAAGATGACTGCCGCACTGGTAACTCTTGCCAAGCGTCGAGCCAATCTAGCGCGTCCTAAGATTCGCCCCGTTAAATTGGGTCGAAGCAAATCTGCCACTTACGTTATGTATATCGGCAGTTTTGGCTTTCGTGATCTTAAAAACGACTCGACTATTGCTTCTGCAAACCGAGAAGCGCGACCTCGTGACGTTAAAGAGAATCCTATCTTTGCAGATGGCGATCTTTTCTACGATGGCGTGATTGTCAAAGAAGTATGCGACATGGACGTTTTCATTGATGGCGGTGACTCTTCAAACCAGTATAGCGGTGTTTGGGGTTCTGGAGCTACTGGTGACGGCCTAGACAATGCGGGGGGCTCATCTTCTCGTGTTGGCGTTGCTTTCTTGTGTGGCGCTCAAGCCGTGGCTTTTGTCATGGGTCGAAACGCTGAATTTAAGCGCAAGAAAGAAGACGATTATGACCATCTTAATGGTGTTGCTGTTTCTATGAAGCACGACATCAAAAAGACGTTCTACAACAACAAGCAGCACGGCATGGTGACGGTCTTTCATTCCGCATCTGCTGACGCTTAACAGGAGGCATTATGGTTGCTGAAACATTAACAGCAGATAGGGCAAAAGCTTATACCCCAGTTGTGGGGATAGGCGAAGCGGGCACCGTGAAGGTCGCCTACGGGGTCTATGAAATAGCAGCAAACGTGGAGGACGGCGACATTTTTGAAATGTGCCGCATCCCTGCGGGCGCTGTTGTGGTTGATGGCTTTGTTAGGGCGGACGATCTGGATACCGGAACGGAAACCCTTGATATGGATGTTGGTTGGGCTGCTAACGGGAACGAAGCTGCCGACCCTGACGGGTTTGGCAATTTGGGCGTATGGACTGGCGATGCTGTAGCAGGCATCAAACCAGAAGCCCAAATATACTTTCCGCTTAACGGAAGCCTAAAAAACGGTCCGGTGACGTTTACCGCAGAAACAGTGATACAGGTAGAGGCTAACGCAGCTGCCGCCACTGGCGGAACTGGCACGCTCTCAGTTGGCGTGTATTACATACTTCAATAACTTGTAGTAAGTAAATCGAATATCGACCCCTTCTTTCTTGGGCATTAATTTTTGCTCAGGCGGGAGGGGTCGTGTTCTTAAAACAATGGTTGTAAATATAATCAATAGGAGTGGTGGCACTGAATGAAATTTAAATATGTAGGTCATGGAGATACACCCCCAGAAGAAATTAACTTTATGGGGAAGGTGAAATTCAAACTTAACGGTCCGGCTGTTGAGGTTTCAGATGAATTTGTAATTGGAAAGCTGACAGGCAATATGTGCTTTCAAGAAGTAAAACAAAACAAGAAGGCGTAACGAATGGCAACTCTAGCAGAAGTGCGCGACACAGCGGCGGGATTACTTGGCAGAAGAACTCCGGGACAAGCTATCAATAACGCGCTTGTTTTGGAGTTGAATAAAAGCTACGACCGAACCTATGCAAGGCTAAAAGCTAAACGCCTAAACACATGGGCCAAAGCTAACGGGTCTGTAATCCCTGACGAGGTCGCTGATCAAGTAGCTGCAATGATGGCTTATTCAGCAACAAATAATTACGGCGTTTCCCCTGATCGAATGAGCCGAATTAGGGAAAAGAACAGTTCAGCCATTCCAGAAATTATGGATGCTGGACGTAAGTTTGATTCTTTAGATGAGGCAACAGACTACTAATGACTTATATCCCGATAGCCTTGGCGGGCGGCTCTCATCGTCACACGGATTTGAGCCTGACCGCACAGAGGACTATTAATTACTTTCCCCAAAGGCAAGAGGCGGGAAACGAAAAGTCACGGTTTGTCTTAGAGTCTTTTTATGGTCTTAAATCATTCGCTACCGGAACAGGGCTAGACCGTGGCATGTTTGAGCATAATGGAATTCTGTACAAGCTGAGCGGAACCGTTTTGTACTCTGTTGATTCATCTGGTGCTCACACATCCCTAGGAAGCGTACCCGGTGATTCGCGAGCTGTGTTTGACGGCATTGGGTCTAGCGTTGTTTTAACTGCTGACGGCGTACCTTACGAATGGGATGGGGCTACTTTAACGGCTGGAACAGATCCAGACTTTGAAACCCCAAATACTGTTACGGTCCTTAACAGTCAGGCTATCTATGATGGCGGAGGGGCAAATGGTAGGTTTTCCATATCCGATGTTGGGCTTCCGCTTGATATCAATGCTTTAAATTACGGAACCGCAGAGTCTAAGTCTGATGTATTGATTAGGCCATTCGCTTTAGGCACTGTTATTTATATGTTTGGCTCGAAAACTATTGAGCAATGGTGGAACAACGGTACAGGAAATCCGCCAGTACAAAGAATAGAGGATGGCACTATCGCGGTCGGTCTAGGCGCTCAGAATTCAATAGCCAATGACGATGAGTTTCTTTATTTCCTTGGCGACGATAATCAGGTTTATTACTTAAACGGCTCAGTCCCAACCCCCTTATTCCCTCTTACAATAGTTAGAGAAATAAGAAAGTTCGCAAACAAGTCTGACGCTATTGGCTGGACCATGCAGATTGATGCACAGTGGTTTTATGTCATTAAGTTCCCGTCTGCTGATCGAACTTTTATCTATCCAAAAGGAATCAGCCGAGAGGCTAGGGGCGAAGCGTTTGAGCTTTCGTCTGGAGTTTCAGGTGGTAGGTATCTTGGTAATAGTTACGCTTTTGCCTATGGGAAACACTTTGTCGCTGACGAGACAGGAAACATCTTAGAGTTAGACGAAGAAACCTATACCGAAAATGGAAGCCCGATTAAAAGGACTCGAATTCTAGCGCCTGTGCATGGCGGTATTTTTAGACAACCAGGGAAAGAAGTTGAAGTATCTTTTCTCAGACTAACAGGAGCCACAGGGAAAGGTGATGCGGCGGCTACTGAGCCACAGGTAATGCTCCAATACTCCCAAGATGGTGAAAACTTTAGCACCGAGATTCGTGGCAATGTCGGGAAACTAGGCGTTAAGACAATTGTAGAGTTTGAGATAGGACAATCCTACGAAACTTGGGTTTTCAAGATCACCTCAACCGACCCAAATTACACAAACTGGCACGCAGCAGCGATAGAGGCGCAGATAGGGATATGAACAATCCAGCCCCTCGGAAAATACCTCCAGCCTTAACCAAAAACGCAGAAGTTAAGTCTTACTTTGAGAAGCAGCGAGAGACTATTCGACTATTGGTTGAAGGCGCTGAAAACGACAAAGAACTCCTTAAACGATACGCATTACTGGTGGCTTAATGTTCCAAGAAAAACAACTAGCACAGCACAGAGAAAACTCTACAAGTGCCGTGAGTATTTATGCCCCCGCAAGCTCTGAAACCGCAATTATTAAAAGCATTACCTTATGTAACACCACCGGATCACCGGCAACATTTAGACTGTTTTTAGACAATGACGGCACAACTTATGATCAGTCAACGGCTCGCTGTTATGACAAGTCATTAGCCGCTAATGAATCTCTTGAGCTAAGTGTCTACTGGATAATGACAGGCGGAAACCTAGCTTTTCAAAACAGCATAAACAACGCAATCACAATCACAGTCGATGGGGCTGTCGTCAAAGGATAGAAATATGGGTGAAATAGTAGGTTCTATTGATGCGAATCAGCCAAGAGGCAATGGTGAAAATGCTAATGGAATATACATCATTGATGAGAATGGCAGGGCTGTTTTTTCAACAGATTTAGACGGTGGCGAAGGTCAAATAGGAAAAGATGAGTCGGCTTCTGGCTTCGGTACTGGTTTCGGCTACCTTGGTTTCCTTAACCCGGAATCAAATGTTATCCTATCTCCTGATCAGTTAGAGGGGCTCATATTCGACATTAAAGGCAATAAAGAGAAATCTAACGCTGAAAAAGCCCTTAGAATAGCTCAAATTGTTGGTAGTCAGGCCGAAAGAGCGGGATTAGATCCTTCACAAAGATCAGCGGCTTTAACTGCCGTATGGTCTGATTTTGGCATAAATTTAAACTTAGACCCTGATTCTGATGCTGCTAGGCAGGCAGGATCTGCCTATGGAGTGCGTCAAGACGAAAACGGCCTAATAGACTTAGCTAAGGTTACTCCTGACGGGTCTTCTGGAGGATCAACTGCGGCCAACTTGGTTTCAGCTATCGTTAAAGGAATTTCAGGAATAGCCATTGGAGGCGGAAGTAGCGGTGGTGGCTCTGCAACTCCAAGCGGAGAATCTGGCGGGACCGCAGACCCTACTCTTGCAGATTTAGCTGTAGGTGAGCAAACAAACGCTCAGAAAGTAGATGATATTTTAGCGGCTATAGATTCGGGAGAGGTCACTGTTAAGCAAGCAGCCGAGGCTTTTGGCGTTTCTGTGGAAGAAGCCAACAGAATAATTGGCGAGCAAAGAGAGATTAGAAATCCTACCGGAACTGATGGGACTACCACTACAGACCCGACGGATGGAACTATAGGAACCATGCAGCAAGTATACGGTCCTGACGGGACTGTTTACGCTAACCCTCAAGCTGCTGTGGCGGCAGGCGTAACCGACTATACAAATACTATGCCTAACAATAGCGGCGGAAGCACTGACGCGGGCGATGGAAACACGGGCGGCGAGAATAACCCAGATAATGAGTCAATAGCCGATAGAGATGCCAGAATCGCGGCCGAGGTTCAATCTGTAATTGATAATGCGGAAATGGATGAGCAGGCAAAAATTGATGCGATTAACGGTGTTGCTGAATCAAACAGCATGGACTTAGGAAAGATTGCGACACTGGCTGGAGCTGCAATTATCGGCGCGGGTCTTGGCGGCATCTTCTCTGGAAGTTCGGGCGGCGGTTCAGGCGGCGAAGGAAGCGGGACAGGAAATAACTCGGGCGGAAACAACACAAACGGCGGCGAACCTTCAGGGAGCAACCTGGAAAGTATAATATCAACAGTGGGCGGCTTGCTGGGCGCTTGGCTAGGATACAAGGCGGCTGGTGACGCAACCGACGCTCAAACAGACGCGGCTAATCGAGCTTTGGATATCTTTGAGGAAAATGTGGATATAGCCACAACCGGAATTGATGAAACAACCGACACAGCCCTAGCAGATGTTGCCATAGGCGCAACAACGGCGCGAGGCAACATTACCGATTCGTCTACAAATGCAAGGACCGCTTTAGTAGCGGGCGGGCTAATGGCTCGTGACGACATAACAACCGCAAGGGATAACACCACAGCTAGACTTTTAGAATCATTCGGCCTTCAAAAAGAAGAAATAAACAATACAGCGGTAGCTTCCAGTGCATTAATCAGCGCAGCAAGAGAGAAATCCGCCGCCGCGGTTATGTCCGGCTACTCGGATGCCATAACTGGAGTTGAGTCAGCGAGAGACTTATCTAACAAGATCATTCAGGACTCCACAGACTCAGCAGAAGAAAAGATAGACGTTGCTAGGGCGGGAGCGGTAGCGGCCCAAGACAGGGGCGTGAAGGCCATACGAAGTGATTTCCAGCCCTATCTTGATGCGGGCAAAGTCACTGTCGAGGGTTTGGAAAAGTTAGTCAATGATCCAGAAGCACAAAGAGATTTCATTTTAGACAATCCATTCTTTGATGAATTTGCTAACCAGGCGGAACGAAGATTGCTGGCCAACCAAGCAGCAAAGGGAAGAGTTGCCGCGGGCGAAACTTCACTAGAGCTAAGGAATAGGCTTTTAGAGTTTGGTAATCAGCTTTTAGACACAGCAATCACTCAAAGACAGAATCTAGTTAATACAGGAATGAACGCATCCGCTCAAGTTGGCAATGCTGAAATTATTAGAGCAAACGCCGTTTCTGGCATAGAGCAAGCGGCAGGCCAAAGTCTCGCGCAATTAGTTCAAACCGCCGGAATCAATAAGGCAAATATCACCACTAACGCAGGAAAGGATATTGCAGATTTAAGCGTTGGAAGAGGCAAGGACTTAGCTACGATTGAGACGACCGCCGGTAGAGATTTGGCGAGCATAGAAACCGCTCGCGGAACCAATATTGCAAACTTAACCGGCAGCAACGCGACGCAGATTTCAAATAATGAAAACGCCGCCGCCGTGAACCTCGCAGACATAACCACAGGAACGGCAACCCAAGTAGCAAATGTCTACACCAGAGAAGGAGCGAATCTAGCCAACATAAACACTGGTGAGGCTGCCGCTAACGCTGAACTTGAAGCTAACAGAGGCATCAACAAAGCAAACATCTTAACGGGTAACGCGGCCAATACTGCCGACGTGGTTATGGGTGCTGGCAATGTTGCTGCCGCCGGCGAAATAGCCCAAGCTAATAGCTTAAAAACCGGCTTGCTGGACCTCACAACAATCGCGCTTAATAACTAACGGAGACACCCATGCCATTAGACGCAAGAATCCCTTTAATGGGAAACAATGTAAGTTTCTCCCAGCCTTTACTTCAATTAGGCGAGAAGCGCAGACAAGAAAAGCTGGACGAAAGCAACTTAGCTACAGCCTCGCAAAACAGGGATATAAGACTCGCTAGCGCAGAGCAAAGCAAAGTGGTGAACGAGCAAAACATCACTCTCAATAACCGCAGTCTAGATCGAGGACAGAAAGAGCTTGATGCAAGAGCTATGCAGGCCATGATTCTCGATATCGGCACTATGAACAACCTTGTTCAAGAGGGCAACGTGGACGCTGCCGGTCAGGTTGGGATGAATATTAGAGAGAGAATGATCAAAGGCGGCAAGGACACGTCAAGGTGGGATGGTGTTTTAGCTGGAATCAAGCAATCACCAGAAGCCGCATCTGAGCTTTTAAGCAAAGCGTCTACCGAATTACAGCCGATGGTCGCATCTTTAATGGCTCAAGCGGGAATTCAGGCTCCCAAAGAAGAGAATACAGTTCTTAAAAATAACGAGGTGTTATTGGATAGCAACCAAAATGTACTGGCATCAAATAGAGAGTCAGCGGAGCCAGAACTAACCACTCCCGAAGTTTTATTAAGAGGATTTGAGGGCGAAGAAAGAGCAACTGCTAACGCTTTATTTGTGGCGGCAGGCGGAGGAACGGCAGGCATAGAACAGATCCAAACTTTAAGAGATAAAGGCGCAGAAGCCGCACTCCAGCAACAAGCCCCGCAAGCACTTAAAAAGTCCTATCCTAATGCGAGCCCGGCGGAAATGGCGCAACTTCAAGCGGCCATTGATAATGCCCCAAGTGTTGCAGAAGGAATGCAGAAAGCTGGAGAGGTTAGATCAGAACAAAGACGGCTAGATAAAGCTAAGGGCTATCAAGATAGAGCGGTTAGCCTGCTTCAAAGGATTGTTGATCATCCAGAACTTAACGATGTAACGGGAAGTATGGAGGGCGGGTTTGTTGGAGATGTATCCAGCTTCTTCGATCAAGCTAACTCT